CAAGTTGACCGTCTTGTGCAGATAGCACAGGGACGCGGTGATGATGCACTAGCACAAGCAATTGAGCTAAGTGCGTATAGTGGTCTAAGACAAGGTGAAGCACGACGGCTCCACGTTGATGACGTTGATTGGCGTAACAATGTATTGCTCGTTGGCGGTACAGAAGATACGCGCACCAAAGGTCGTAACTACAGAGAAGTACCAATTCATCCAAGACTTAAGCCATTGCTTAAATCAAGGACAGGCACAGATCGTGGTTACCATGACATCATCTTTGATGAGTTTCCTAATCAATGGAACTTACACCGGAGATGGAAACATGTCCTGAGGTACGCCAATCGAGAAGACAGGACCATCACTGAGCAGCACTATTGGAAGACGTTACGTAACTCTTTCATTACATGGGCGCTTGATGACGGTGTGCCTTCAATGAAAGTCAAAGGCTGGGCTGGTCACTCGTCAATCACTGTGACGGAAGGCTATTACAGCCAGAACAACGACCAGGACCATGACCTGATGTCACAACTCTAGTTGCGACTAGCGGATCAAGAAAGCGTGGCTACCTCGCTTGTCAACGGTCCAAACCCACCCCCGGAGTAAGCTGAGAACCCAGTGGGGGCGTGGCGGAATCGGTAGACGCACGCGACTTAAAAAGGCGTGTTTCTACTGATCCACACGCGGACTGAATAAAGACACATCGCTCACAATCACTGCGCCGCAGTTCTATCCACTTGTGGATTGCGTGAAAACACGAATCTAGTGCGTCTAGCCGTTCATTATTACGAGTTATTACATGCTTCATACGGGCTTATTAGCTGAACAAATCGCGCTGGAAAGGGACCAATTAAGGGGTGGCAGAGAAAAACTCAGGAACAACACAGCAAAGCTTGAGGACAAATCGTATGCATCTGCCTCTGAGTACGGCATCAGCTCCATAGACACGCTCCTTCCTTTGGTGATTGCTGTGATGAAGGACACCAACAACCGGATTCATGAAGGCAAAACCGGGGTGTCCTTCGCTGAAATCAAGCACTTCCTTGTTGACCTTGAGTTCGAGGTGGCGGCAGCCATCGCCTGCAAAGTCACGATTGACATGGTGTTCTCAAGCAAACCACGGGCAAACCTTGTCCAGAACGTCACAGACGCCTTAGGGACTGCAGCTGAGAACGAGTGCATGCTGAGCCACTACGAACGCAACGTGCCGGGACTGCTGCACACGCTGAAAAAGAACTACTGGCACAAAGCATGCGGTACAGAACAGAAGGTAAAGGTCATCAGGACACTGATGAACCGTTACGACGTTGACCACTGGAAAGCGTGGGGAATCAAAAACAGGATCAAGCTCGGTACATGGATGCTGGATTCGGTCTGTAAAGCAAGCCAGTGGTTTGAGAAAGAGCTGAGACGAACAGGACGTAAGACCGAGACATTCATTGTCCCTACACCTGATTTCCTAATGATCAGGAACTCGGTGATGTATCAGGCAGAGCTGTTCAGCCCCCTTGCTTGGCCGATGCTCATCCCACCGAACGATTGGACGGAGAAAGGAGGGGGTGGCTATGTGTTTAACGAAATCATGGACAACTTTCCATTCGTTCGACGGGGCGATCCCACCCTTATACAGGGAGAAAAAATCCTGGCATTTGTCAATCAAATCCAGGGGGTTGCCTACACACTGAATCCATTCATCGTTAATGTCGCAAGGACATTAGAGGAGCGCGGACATGTGGTAGGTAAATTTGTCCCTATTGTCGATTTACCACTGCCTAATAAACCTCTAGACATCGATACGAACAAAGATTCGGAGATGGAATATAGGAGAGCAACGGCAAGGGTAATGAACGAAAACGCACAGCAGTTCAAGCGATCATGTCGTACAAGAATGACAATGAATGCTGTTGCTGTCTTTGAAGACAAAGAAGAATTCTATATCCCGTGGTCATGCGATTACCGTGGACGTGTCTATCCTATCCCTAACCTACTAACTCCACAGGACACAGACTTTGGAAAAAGTTTGTTGCTCTTCAAGCAGAAAGCATTCATGACACCTGCTGCAGAAGGTTGGCTTAGATTTCAGGTAGCAACTACCAAGGGACTAGACAAGTCAACCAGGGAAGAACGTGATAAGGATACACTCCAAAATCACGAGGTCATAACACGAATTGCTACCGACCCTATTGGAAACATAGGGGAATGGGAGAATGTTGACGAGCCATGGCAATACCTAGCCGCTTGTCATCACTACTACCATACTTGCATCTTATGTGACTGGAACTACACAAACCTACCTGTTGCTGTAGACGCTACATGTAGTGGTCTTCAGATACTTGCAGGACTGGCTAGAGATGCATCAACTGCACGTCTAGTTAATGTACTTCCAAGTGATAAGCCACAAGATGCATATAAGACCATTGCTGAAGTAGCAAAACCCAATGTTCCAGAATCTATCCGTCCACATATGGATAGAAAAACTACAAAAAGGACTGTCATGACAGTGCCTTACAACGCCAAACCTTTTTCAAACAGATCGTACATACGAGATGCATTGAAAGAGAAAGAAGTAGAAATAAGCAAAGAAGAACTGACTGAAACTGTAAATGCTGTACGTGCAGCAATGAATGAAGTAGTTCCGGGTCCGATGAGGGTAATGAAATGGATCGAAAGTGAAGTAGGTAAAGCAATAGATAGAGGTGCACGAGAACTTAGATGGACAACACCATCAGGTTTTAAAGTCAGACAAAAGCTGATGAAGAAACAACTAGAAACAGTTGAACTACAGCTATTAGGTAGATGCAAGATAAAAATTGCAACTCAAGATGGAGACAAAGTAGATAAATCACACCATAAAAATGCAACTGCACCCAACCTAATTCATTCACTCGATGCAAGCCTCCTCGCGCTATCTGCAACACGCTTCAACGCTCCGCTGGCCGTCATACACGACTCGGTTTTATGTCGTGCTACTGACATGGACACTCTTTCAGCCATTGTTCGTGAAACATACATGCACTTATTTGCGGAACACGACTACTTAACTTCATGGGCTGAACAAATCGGAGCTGAATCCGAACCACCGATTATCGACACACTACAACCAGAGTCGGTAATTGAATCCACCTATTTTTTCTGTTAATGACACGAAACACATTTGTAACCGAACAGCCTGTAATCCTTGATGGATACCAAGCTGTAATGAAACCGTCTAAGTTTGGCTATTCACTGGCAGCTATTGTTGACCAGGCAATGATTGACAAGCTCGAAGACGATAGAACTGAGTCACTTAAGTGGGCTGAATCTAAACTGAAGAATCCAAAGCGTTCTAGCTTGAAGCCTGAACCTTGGGAAGAAGTCAATGAAGGTCAGTACCGTATTAAGTTCAGTTGGAATGAAGAATCACGACCACCAGTAGTTGACACTGACGGTGTACTTATCACCGATAGTAATCTTCCTCTTTATAATGGATCTAAAGTTAAACTAGCTCTTTTTCAAAAGCCTTACATCCTTAGGGATGGTGTCACCTATGGCACAAGCTTAAAATTGAAAGGTATTCAGGTTGTCTCCTTGTCATCGTCAGCTGGCGTTGATGTTGGGGATATGTCTACCGAAGATGTCATTGATCTATTCGGCACTACAGCTGGATACAAAGCAATGATGCCTAATGTCTTGCAAAACGAACCTAGCTCTGTTGAGGATAACGACGACTTCTGATGGTTGAATTTAATGTTGAAAAGGATGCAGCCACCGGGCTGTACAAAGGAACACTGACCGTGGACCTGCCTGAGTTGACTGCCACTCGATACAAGGCAGACCGCAATGATTTCAAATATGAGATGCGACGAGCTATCAGTGAAATCGTTGAGGAGATTATTGAAAAAGGAATCGATGACTGATGGCGTTCCGCTCAGGTCTCGAAGAGCGGGTAGCTGACCTGCTCGTTGATCTGGGTGTCAAATACGAATATGAATCTACCAAGGTCGATTATGTTATATCTCATATCTATACTCCTGATTTCGTACTTCCTAACGGGGTAATTCTGGAGTGCAAGGGATATTGGGATGCAGCTGATAGACGCAAGATCAAGACAGTAAAAACACAACATCCTGAACTAGATCTACGCATGGTGTTTCAGGCACCCTTCAATACAATCAGCAAGAAGTCAAAGACAACCTACGCAAAATATTGCGAAAAATTAGGAATCCCCTGGACTAGCTTTGCAACAATACCAATCCAATGGCTCGTCTGAGTCAGAATTTATAAGACACATACCGTGTCAAGAATGTGGCTCATCTGATGCGAATAGCTTGTATTCAGATGGTCACACCTTTTGTTTTAGATGCCATGCAAGGACGCATGGCGATAACACCACCATTCACAATCAACAAGTGTCAAATGTACAACTCGAAGGATCAGCCGGAAGACTGCAATCAAGAGGAATTTCAGAGCGTACTTGTGAACAGTTCAAGACATACAAAGATGGTCAGGGCCTCTTACGCCACTATTATTACGACAGTAATGGCAAGGTTGTTGGGGCAAAGGTAAGAACAAAGGATAAAGATTTTCGCTGCGAAGGAGAGGTTAAGACCCTTTTTGGAATGCAGAACTTTCGTCACAAGACGACAAGTAAAACATCAAAGCTTGTAATTACTGAAGGTGAGATGGACGCTATGTCTGTCTGGGAAGCACAACCCAACTGGGACGTGGTTTCTATACCAAACGGAGCACCATCAGCCAAGAAAGCATTTCAAAATAACTACGAATGGATTAACTACTACGACAAAGTAGTGATCTTTTTCGATAACGATGAAGCAGGTCAGAAGGCTGCGAAAGAAGCAGCAAGTGTGTTACCACCTGGCAAGGCTTTCATCGGCTTTCTAGAGGATTACAAGGACGCTTCAGAGGCACTCCAAGCGGGTGACAGTGAGGCTATTAGAGCAGTACATAACTACGACCATCTTCAATACCAACCAGACGGAATTGTCGATGCAAAAACACTACTTGAATTAGTAACTACACCATCACCACCCGCAGATCATGACTACCCATTCAAAGGATTACAAGACAAGTTACATGGGATCCGATACGGAGAGCTTGTCACGCTTACTGCAGGTTCTGGGGTCGGAAAAAGCTCCATTCTCAGAGAAATATGTGCTGACCTTCTCAGTAAAGGGGAGCGGTGCGGTTACTTGGCGCTTGAAGAATCTAATAGAAGAACAGCCCTTGGACTCATGTCTGTCGCCGCTAGAAAATCTCTACACCTCGGGGAACAACAACGAAGCGAGCTAACAGAGATCTTTGACCAGACTATT